TGTCGTTGCAGGACACCACGTCCAGCCCAGCAAATGATCGCTTTAACTATGGTGGCACAAATACAAACGCAACGTCAGCGGCAACTCGCAGCGCATTTATTGTTTACGGAATGGCGGCTTCGTCTGGTGTCTCAGCATTGACGGTCAACGGAACAAGCGTTGCAACCGGCACAGCAACAGACGCCGGAAAATCAAACTCGGGAATTATAACCGACATTCCAGCACGGTTGATTTTGAACGTCGGTGCGTTTGTGCGTCCAGCAAACTCTGGTGGTATTGGTTTTTGGCCGGGCGATATGTGCGAAATCGCTTGGTACTCGTCTGACATTTCCAGCGGCGACAAGGCAAGCCTTGTTGCATGGTTAAAGACCAAGTGGGGCATCGCGTGACCGACAACAACTACTAAGGTTTTCCTATGGCACTCTCCCCACCGGCATCACCAACTACCGGTCAGACCTACGCGGCAAACGGCCGCACTTGGTCTTGGACAGGCGCGGCGTGGGAACTCGTCGCCTCATCTTCTGACGCGCGGTGGAACCTGTTTCTTCCGCCTGCGCCAACTGGCGTTGCTGGCTACTCCTACAACGGCAGCGGTGCTGTGTCGTGGTCTGCGCCAACCGTACTAGACCAGACTCCAATCACTAACTATACGATTCAATACTCTGCCGATAACGGCACGACGTGGACGACCGTTTCACGGTCTGCCTCTACGGCCACAACTGCAACGCTCACGGGATTGGCGTCAGGCTCGCTATTGTTTCGAGTGTCAGCGACGAACGGCGTAGGAACAGGCATCTACTCGGCTTCCAGCACGCTAAAGACGCTTGATATTGTTTCCGGGGCGGCAATGGCGTACAGCCTTAGAAACGTCAGAGCAGCGTACACCGGCCCTGTTGTCCAGTTGCGTCGGTCCAGCGACAACGCTACTCGCGACTGCTATGAGGCGGAACTGACCGATGGCACCGTGGCAACGTGGGCTAGCAGTGGCAATGCGTTTGTCAGAACATGGTACGACCAGAGCGGTAACGCTCGGCATGTTCAACAGACAACATCGTCGCTTCAGCCGCAGTTAGTCTCGTCTGGGTCTGTTTTGCTGCTAAATGGCAAGCCCGCAATTGAGTGGAGCGCGTCCAGCGTAGACAAAGTTCTAACCGGCACTGTGGCAACATCGACCGCAATGACAACGGCGTCTGTGTTTTCTGTAGTTAAGCGGGATGGAGCCTATGTCAAGCTGTTTAACATCGGCTCAGACAGTACCAGCAGCGGGTATGCAATCACCCCGTTTACTGCTGCGACTTTTGAGGACTGGCAGACTAACGACTGTGCGTTTTTAGCAAATGGCTACCTGTCAACGCAGAGCGCAAGGTTGATCTCGAATGGGTCAATTTTTACGTCTTCTGCTACATCGCAGGCACTTTTCCTTAACAGCATTTCGTCCGCTGCCGCTAAGGCGTTTGTCAACGGAACAGAAATAGCCTATCGCGTGCAGACGCCGGGGAACACATCTGTAAGCGCAAGCACAACACTGTATCTTGGAAATAACAACGCATCGGTGCAGCAGTTCTCCGGACGGATGCAGGAAATCATTTTCTGGACGGCAGACAAACTGTCATCCCGCGCGCAAGCTGAATACTGTGCAAAGGGTTTCTACGGTATTGCATGATCGACAACGAAACCATCACCGTCGCCATTGCCTACGCCGCTCTCGCGTTGGTCGGCCCGTTCGTCCTCTCGCGGCTCCTGCGGTGGGCCGAGAGCGACGACGCGAAGAACCTGGCGTGCGAGATCGGGTACGCGATTGAGGGGGTAGTGCAATGAGCGACATTAGCGCGACTGTCACCTCGCAGCCGATCTCTGCCACCGTCACCGCGAGCGGCGTGTCGGCCACTGTGGCGAGCTCGAGCTCGACTGTGTCGACGAGCGGTGGTGTTGGGCCGCAGGGACCAGCAGGGACCAACGGTGGACCGATTGAGCAGCTCTCAAACGTCCAGATCACGTCGGTGCAGCCGGGCGACGTGCTGCGGTACAGCAATTCAAAGTGGCGTAACTCACCAGAGACAGACATCGTAGATGGGGGAAATTGGTAAATGGCTACACCAATCAGAGTAAAGCGTCGGGCGACAGGTGGGGCCTCGGGGGCTCCGGCCTCCCTGTTGCAATCAGAGTTGGCCTACAGCGAGGTCGACCAAATCCTCTACATAGGCCAAGGCTCGGGCGGCTCGGGCACTGTGGTGGCGATCGCCGGCCCCGGCAGCTACGCCACGAAGGCATACGTGACGACAGCGGTGGCGGCCGTCGATGTCTCGTCGCAGCTTGCCAGCTACTTGACCACCGCGACCGCGACGTCCACATACGCCCCCAAGGCATCGCCCTCACTCACCGGCACGCCTGTGGCCCCGACGGCCACCGCTGGCACAAACAACACGCAGATAGCTACCACGGCCTACGTGACCACTGCCATCAGCAATCTGGTTGGCGGGGCCGGGGCTGCCCTCGACACGCTGAACGAGCTGAGCGCCGCCCTGGGCAACGACGCCAGCTTCTCCACGACGATCACCACAAGCATCGGCACGAAGTTGGCCAAGGCGTCGAACCTGTCGGACCTGGCGGACGCTGCCACGGCCCGCACGAACCTCGGTCTGGGCACGATGGCCACGCAGGCCGCCTCCAACGTGAGCATTACCGGGGGATCTATCGACGGCGTGACGCTTGACGGGGGAACCTACTAAAATGGCAACGTATGACCAGATTCCGGCCACGCTAAACCTACGCTGGAGCGTCGGAAATGATTTCTCGGCGCTGCTGGACTTTGACATCAGCCTCGTCAGCTATACGGCCGTGGCCACCGTCTATTCGACGATCACCGGCAACGCCGTGGCCACGTTCACCACGACGTTCCCAGACGCCGCGGCCGGCAAGGTAAACATTGCCCTGACTGACACGCAGACCACGACAATCGGTCAAGGTACGTTCGTCTGGCAGCTCGTCTGGACTGTCGGCACCGTGACACGCACAGCGATGGCAGGGTTTATCGACGCGACCATCTAAGCACGAGGCTGCGATGGCGAAGAAACCAGCGAAGCGATTCTGGGTGGGCAGCCCCGACGGGTATGGCCAGCCAGACGACGACCAGGTCGAGGGCTCGCTGAGCCCAGACGAAGACGGCCACGTCTACGTGAAGAAGCCGGCAGACGACCAAACACCACGGAGGGCGGAGCGTGCCAGCAGCCAAGACAGGCCCAAGAAGCCCCGGAAGCCTTGACGACATTAGCCAGGTGGCCCTCAACCTGATCAAGCAGTTCCCGGACCACCCGGCACGGTCGCTTGCTCGGAAGTTGGTCGAGGAGACTAACGGCGCTATCACGCTTGAAGCTGCACGGGCGCGAGTGCGGACCTTGCTTGGCCAATGTGGGAAGCGACTACGGGCGCGGCCCAGCCACGGCGTGCGCCGAGCAGCTCGAGCACCAGGCCAAGGCGTGGAGATGCCGAAGAGCCAGGCCGTGCCGTGGACGGTCTACGACATGGCGGTTGTCGGCAAGATCGGCATCCTGAGCGACATCCACTGCCCATACCACGACGACGTTGCCCTCCGGGCCGCGGTCGATCACCTGCACGAGCACAAGATCGACGCGCTGCTGCTCAACGGCGACTTTGCAGACTTCTACTCGATCTCGCGGCACGAGAAGAATCCGAAGTATCGAAATTTCTTGGCAGAGATCGAGCAGGTGCAGCAGCTCCTGCGATGGTTCCGCGATCAGTTCCCAGACATCAGAATAGTGGCGAAGCAGGGCAATCACGAGGAGAGGTGGAACGCTTGGCTCTTTCAGCACGCCCCAGAGCTCTCGACGTCTCCGATTATGGGCCTCGACAACTGGCTCGCCCTCAAGGATCTCGACATCGACCTAGTGGGCGACAAGCGGATCATCACGCTCGGCGGTCTCCCGGTGTTGCACGGCCACGAGAAGGGCAACGGGATCAGCTCGCCGGTCAACCAGGCTCGCGGGGCGTACATGCGGCTACATCACACGGTGCTTGAGGGCCACGGCCACAGGACGAGCATTCACTCAGAGCCGGACATGATGGGAGCCGAAACAGTCTGCTTCTCGACCGGCTGCCTGTGCGACCTGCGGCCGGCGTACGCGCCGCTGAACAAATGGAACCACGGGGCCGCCCTCGTGCGGGTCAAAGAGACGGGCGAATTTGACGTCGAGAATTTCCGTATATCCAATGGCAAGGTACGCACGTCGTGACGCACAGCCTGACCGACGACGACCTACAGCAGGCTGAATACGCGGCGCGCAAGTTCTCGGGGTGCTGGTGGACCGGCACATCGGGAACGCTGGCGGCGTGGCTACTGCTGGCAGTTCAAGAAATCAGGAGGACGCGATCCATGAAAGCACCAGACGACACGCCGACCAACGCAGCCGAGCATCTGCTCAGGACTGCGATCCACACGGTGGGAGCGCGACGCGCGACCTACGGGCCACCAAAGCAACACTTTGCCAAGACCGTGGCGGCCGTCAACGCGATCTTCTCCCACAAGCTGTCCCAGCCGCTCACCGAGGCCGACTGGGCACAGATCATGATCTTGGACAAGCTGGCCCGGCATCAGGGCACATCCAAGAGCAGCGACACGCCGGTCGATCTCGCTGGCTACGCGGCGTGTCTGGCGGAGTGCGAGAGTTGACATACGTCAACCTGCCTCACC